AAACAGAAGAGCTCACCACTGTAGACAGAGAGCTCAAAATTGATCAGCAGAAGTACATTAACTTCATGCTTGATGCAGTAGATGCAAAGCAGGCTGCAGGTAATCTTATGGATGTTACATCTAAGAACTCAGCTTATGAATTAGCAGATGTTGCAGATTTATTCACATTTGCAACAATGGCAAATGCTGCAACCAATACTGTAGGTACAAAGTCAGCTCCTATTGCTATTACAGCTGATAATGTATACAGCCAGATTGTAGCATTAAAGACAAAGCTTGACAGAGCAAAGTGCCCTAAGGTTGGAAGAAAGCTTGCTGTTACACCAGAGATCACATCACTTCTTCTGTTTGATCCTAGATTTTCACAGGCTACAGATGCAGGTGATGAGATGAGGTTTAATGGTTATGTTGGAAAGGTAGCTGGTTTTGAAGTTTATGAAACATTAAACACACCATCAACCAACAACTATATGACAATGATTGCAACAGTACCAGGAGCTACTACCTTTGCAAACCAGATTCTCGATACCCAGAAATACAAGCCTGAAAAGAGATTTGGTGAAGCTGTTAAATCACTTCATGTATATGGTGCTAAAACAGTTTATCCTGGCTGTGTAGCTGTTGAATATTTCACAGTTTGATGATTGGAGGGCGGTATGACAGCAATAGATATAATAAAACATAATACGGGCTTAAATGATGATTTGAGTGCCTATTATGCAGAGATTGCAGAAATGCAAATACGGACATATCTAAATTATTCTGATACAGATGACATCAATAAATTCAAAGGTAACATCGCCGCCCTTGCAACTATTTTCTATAATTCTGAGAAAAATATGAATAATCTAACAGAACAAAACAGCATCGGCATTAAATCAGAGTCATTTAGTGAAGGTGCTGTATCTGTTAGTAAAACATATCTTAATAATGCAGAGATCGCAGACAACACACAACAACAAATCAATAATGAACTGTCTAAATTAAGACAGTATAGAAAAGTAAAGGTTATATAAGGGGGCATTATATGTTGACAGAAAACTCTTTTAATGAATATAAAAGTGATTTTATCATATATGGCCCTCGTACTATTACAGATGACTATGGCAATGAGAAAAATGTTTACGATGTAAATAATGGCACAATACATACGATGTTTAGCTCTGTTTCTGATAATGAGTCAATAGCGTTGTATGGTAAAAATATTGAACATATAAAACAGGCTGTTGTTTATGAAAATACGACTATTGATTCAATGGATCAGGTGATTATAGACAATGAACGTTATGAAGTAATTTCAATTAAACAATTCCAGACACACAGGGAAATAAAAGTGCGAAAGGTGGGTATTTGAATGAAAAGCATAAAATCATTATCTGATAAATTAAAAGGCGAAACAGACAAAATCATTACGGATGTAACAGGCGTATTAAATAAATGCGGTGAGAATATGGTAGAAACCGCAAAAGACTTTTGTCCAGTGGATGAGGGAAATTTAAAAGCATCTATACATCACGTAGTAAAACAGCCAGAACCAGACATTATAGAATTAGATGTATTGGCAAATGCTACACGGAATGGTGTTCAATATGGCAGATTTGTTGAATATGGTACTGGTTTATATAATCCAAACGGTAGAGATACACCGTGGAGATATCAGGATAAAAAAGGAAACTGGCACACCACCAGAGGACAGGCAGCTCAACCTTTTATGCGTCCAGCATTAGCAATGAATATTCAAAGTTTAAACGAAGAATTACATGAAATATTTAAGAAAAAATAAGGGGGCGATTATATGATTAATAATAGATTACAGATAAAAATAGCCCTGGAAACTCTGAAAATTCCTGTTAAAATGGCAGCACCAGAGGGTAAGCAGTCATTACCATTTGTAACATATGCGGAGATAACCAATGTAAATGTTTCAAAATGGGTAGACAGGAATGAGTATCAGATTGATATATATACAAATGATTTTACTGAATTATTAGATTATTCAGATGAAATAGATAAAATTATGTTCGGTATTGGCTACAGCAGAACATATATTACACCAGATACACAGGCACGAATGGATACTGATTTATATCATAAATCAATAAATTATGTAGCCAATTATAACACAAAATTAAACAATATTTTATGGAGGTAACAATATGAGTGCAAATGTAACATATTTAACATCAATTGGCATTACTGTAAAAGTAGATGATATCACAATAGAGTCAGCAACATCTATTGGTGATTTAGGCGGTGCTCCTACTATGATTGATGGTACAACTCTGGCTGATAAATCACGTGTTTCATATATCGGCGTGCAGGAGCAGGACAGCTGGGAAGTTGAATATCTTTTCGAAAATAAGACAACTGATTCAACATTTAGAAAGTTAGACGCTATGACAGCAGATCAGACTGTATCTCATACAGTAGAAGTTGCATTTCCAGATGGTACAAAGTTTACTAACCACGGTACTGTTTCAAATCGTGTTAATGGTGCAGGCGTTGGTGAAATGATTAAATGTGTTTTAACTGTTGCTCTTGGTGGTGCTTGGGAAAGAACAGATCCAACAGCAGCTTAAACTTATCTTTAAGTAATGAATTATTAAAATAAGGTTCTTTTTTAGAGCCTTATTTTTTTTATATTCTTTTTAATATAATTGATATTTATGATAGCATATATAGATATAATTAATTGATATACTAAAACGCCCTAAAACGCCCATTTTTAAGAGTTATAAGCAAATATCTCCTAACATACTTAATATGTAAGATAAAAAAACATATATAGACAAAGGAGAAAAAACATTATGCAAGCAATTAAAAAAATGACAGAGGAACCTAAAGCTTTTAGCGTTATCACAACAACAAATGAATATCCTACGATTGATTGGCAGGATTCATTATTGGATGCAGCATCAGTTCAAGAGATTGATTTATTGAATGAGTTGAGAAATTTTATTCCACAACTCACAAATAAAAAATGTTGTTTAATTCAAAACGCTGGGGACGCAGATGCAGAGTTAGTGAATAGAGCATTAGAAAACTTTGATGTAAATATTCACGAAACAGCACCACTGATTGCTGAAGATGAAGCTTATCGACAGGCGGATTTGGTAGTAATTGCTATTTTAGACAGTGATTGGTTTTCTAAATTAGCAGCACGAAAGGCAATCGCAGACGGAAAAGACATTCTGGTATTAGTACCAGAGTGGAATATTGATAGTGAATGGAGACAGTTGAATCGTTCATATAATGCAGCTGGTGCAAATAGACAGTTTAATGATCTGCTTATAAGAACAGCGGCAGCAAGAACACCTTATGTTTGGACACCTATTTCATGGTTCACAACATTAGAGGTAAAAGAACACAAAAACAATGTAGAATTAGATGATATATTAGATTATTTATCAGATGAGGATTACTACAGAATGCAGGCAATAGATCCAGTTGAAACATTAGTTATTAACATGTAAAGCATAATGACAGGGGCAATAAAAAGCCCCTGTTTTTTATATACTAATACTATAAATATAACTTATAAATGCGTTGTTTATTATAAATAATATGTATATTAACGGCACTTAAAAATGGGTTTTTTGCGATTTTTGAAAATTATAAATAGATTTCTCAGAACATAATTAATATGTAAAGATAAAAAGAACATATAAATTTTTTTCATAAACAACTCCTTATTCCCCTAGTGATAGGGGGGCGATGGAAACATCGGTATTTAATTTTTATTTTATTTTTTTTATTTTTATTCTTTCCCCTGAGTATTCGGGGGGGTGCATAACGCACAACCTTTCTTTTTATCTGGAGGACTCCAATTGGAGTCCTTTTTCTTTATGTTGAATGAATTGTTGAAGTAATCTTAATAATTAAAAATGCGTATCAATAAACATAATTAATATAGGAGTTTATATAGAACTTACTATTTTTTTTTTGTTTAGAAAGGATTTAATTATGTTTAAATTTTACAACGATGGGCACAAACTCATAGGAAATTTAATTAATGAAAATAATGAAACTGTAACAGTTACATTACGTTTAAATGCTGGAGCTGCTCTTGCATTAGAAAACAAATTGAATATGACAGTTTCAGAGGTTCTGTCACAGGCAACAGATCATATAAATATATTAACAGAGTTGTTAACAGCGGCTCTGAACTACAAAGGGAATAATAACAGTATAAAAGAGGGTACTGATTTATACGATCTGTTGATAGAGAACGACGTTGACGGAAACATCGGCTTTAATAGGTTAATCGTTGATTTAGCAGAAGCTTGTGGTATTTATTCAAAAAGCCAAGCTAAATATCAGCGTAAGATGATTGATATGATGTCAAATATTTTCAATGAAATGGATGTCACAGAGAATGATGTATTAGGTGATACAGAGGATACAGACTCAAAAAACTAATTAATGCCGCACCTGCTACATTGGAGCAAATAATTGAAGAAGGGAGAATTGCTGGGATAGATTTTATGGGTATATATGATTACACAATAAAAGAAATTCAGCAATTCATAAATGTTCAATCAGAACGCCGCCGCAGAGATGCAAAGACTCAATCAGTTATAGCATTTCGACAGGCGGCGTTAATTGCATCAATGTTATCTGGTGAAAAATCAGAGTACAACGTATCAGAGGAATTTCCATTTTGGACTGATGCAGAGTTACAGCAGATGCGGTATGACACGATTAGGCAGAGAATGGAGGACTCATATAATAAATCACAATTAAAATATAAAAAATAATAGGAGGTAGTATATGGCAAATAATAATAGTGAAGATTTTGGCATTAGGCTTGTTGCTGATATAAAACAGTTTAAATCTGGTATTCAACAGGCTATGAATTTAATTGATAATACAGCTGTAAAAACATCTGCATTAGATAAAAATATTAAATCAGCTATGAAAATCAACAGTGCACCTATTAAATCAATGGGTACAACATTAAAATCTACTGTTTCAGAATACGATAGATTAGTAAAAGCTTATTCAAAATCCTCAGCAGAATTAGAGCGCATGAATCAGCGAATTGATGCTCAATGTTTAAAAATTCTAAAACAGAATGATGTATATGTGGATCAAAAAGCAAGATTAAATGAACTTTTAGAAACACATAAAAATATGGCAGCAGCTATGCAGTTAATCCCTAAATCAGCAGAAAAAATGGGATTTATTGGATACTATGACAGCATATTAAAACAGTTAGACGATGCAAAAAATATTAAAGAACAGGTTTCAAAATTTCTAAGTGATAGAGGCTATAAAGATCCAAAAGCCGAACTATTCAACCAGTCCAGTAATTCAAGACTATTCAATTACACTGATTCTGGCAACTCAAAGCTCATTAATGCAGATCAGGCTCGTGAAGCTTTTACATCTATTGATAGATTAGAGAAGAAATTAAATGCATTAGATGCAGCATATGAAAAACTATCAGATGCAGATGTAGCAAAATATGGCACTGTAAAGGGATTTAATCAACTGGGAAAAGAGATTGAGCGTACACAGGCTAAAATGCAGGCAGCTAAAAGTCACGTGCAAGAGCTTTGTGATCCGTTGTCTCAGTTAAGGGCAGAAGCACAAACGACAGCAAATACTGCAACTAATACAGCAAATGCAGCGAATACATTAGGACAGAATATACAAAATACATCCGCACACGTAGGGGATGCAGTCTCAAAATATAATAATTTTCATAATGCTATGAAAATGATCGATACACAAGCAAAGAACATTAAAAAAGGCTTTAAAAATATTTCTAAAACAATAGACAATGCAACAAAAGCATTCAAAAAATTCTGTAGTACAAATCCCCAGGCAAAAGCAGTAGATAAAACAGTTAAAAAACTGACTAAATCTCTTTTCTCATTGGCTACGATGTTAAAGATGAGATTAAAAAGGCAGATTATAACTAATATTTATAATGGTTTAAAAGATGGCTTAAAATCCATTGTTAAAGAGTCAGAAAGTACAAATGCTGCAATGAGTAAATTTGTAGCATCCTGGCATCGTTTTGCTAATCAATTGGCAGCAGCTGTCCAGCCGATATTAGAGCATTTATTACCTGTTTTTACTGTAATGATGGATAGAATAAGTGCTGTGATGGAAAAAGTTTCACAGTTTACAGCAGCACTGTCTGGAAACAATACATATAAAAAGGCTAAATTGGAAACAATTGATTATGCCAAATCCTTAGACAATGCTACTAAATCACAGGAAAAATTGACAAAATCAGTAATGGGATTTGATCAGTTAAATAAATTATCTGGTGATTCAAAAGAAGCTGTTTCTGGTAAAAAATTCATTGATGCTCTGGTAGATGAAGATGCTAAAAATAAAGCTAATGAATTTAAGGCAATAATGAACGATATAAAAAATTCCCTAAAAGATGGTGATTTAAACGCTGCTATGCAGGGAATGTTAGATGCTTTTAATTTAGGCTTTAGCTGGATCTCAAATGTCACAGGCTGGGAAAATGCAGGAGCAGCTGTACAGGATATATTAAACGAAATATCTGGTACTATTAATAAATTTATAAACAATACTAACTGGGGTGATATGGGAGCTACTATCGGCTCTGGTATAAACAGCATTGTAGAATATTTTAATAAATTTATAAATGATATTGATTTTAGTGGTTTAGGTTTAGCAATTTCAGACAATTTAAACGGTATTACATCAGAAATCGATGGACAACAAATAGGAGAGTCAATAGGCGGTATATTTAGTTCTATTGTTGATACATTGGAGTCATTTACTGGTAATTTAAACTGGGCAGGTATTGGTAAAAATCTCTCAGATGGTTTTTCTGGTATTGTTTCAAAAATAGATGGTACAAAAATTGGTAAATTATTTACAAATACAGTAAACGGAATATTTAAAACATTAAGCACATTATTAGCAGATCAGGCATCTTGGGGCAAATTAGGAACAGAAATAGGTAATGCATTTAATAGTATTATTACTAATTTTGATCCGTCTAATATCTTTAAATCAATCAGTAATTTAATAATAGATTTAATGACAATGATAACGGAATTTATTAGAACGATTGATGCAACAGAATTGGTAAATGCATTAATAAACGTTGTTAAATCAATAATAACAGATGTTGACTGGGTAGGGATAATAATAAAAGCGATTGAGATGGTTGGTATTTACAATAATTTATTAGCCAATATCGCTACTGCAATAATAGAAAAAATCTTAGAACTACCAGGCAAAATAAAATCATTTGTTGAAAGTTCTGGTGAAAGTATTGGGCGTAATTTTGCTGAATCAATCACTAAAACAATAAAAGCAATGATTGATAGTTTTATAGCAACATTTAATCCATTTGGAAAATTGGCGCAAAAAATAAGCGGTAAAATCGCACAATATACAATAAATAGTGAGTTACCAGAGGGGCATAAAATAAAATATTATGCAGATGGCGGATTTCCTAGTGTTGGACAAATGTTTTTAGCACGAGAAAGCGGGCCTGAAATGGTAGGAACT